CCACCAATATCCATTTTTAGGTTACCACCAACTCTCCAGGTAGCATCCCCGCCTGTGGAAATATTTGTGTTTGTACCAGATAGAATATTAACGGCACCAACAACAGACATATTCATGTTGCCACCAACGTATAGATTTTCATTATTTAAAATAATGTGATAGCGATCCTGGGCACCTCTATGGACAATAGAACCATCTGGGTGGAATTCCACAAATGACCCCTTCCTATGAAATATTTGAACTCTCTCTGCTCCAGGTGTATCATCCATTTCAAAGACATGACCACCATCTGTTTCCATAACATGGTTAGCTGGATACCTAGCATCAAACTTTGACTCGGGCTCGGCAAACTTAGTACCATCAGCAGCTGGTACGCCCGATGTTGCCGTTGATTTTGAAAAGGCTACAGCATTTCTGTCTGGTGTACCGGCCTCGCCTCTTGCATGTCTTGGGTTTGTTCCTTCTCCAGGAAATCTTGGATGGATGCCTTGTGGGTCATAGAACCCTTCGTTTGGATTTGCTGGTTCTCCTGGCTTACCTACCATTGAACCAAAAACTATTGGTTGCTGGGCCTGTTCTCCATCCACAAAGAATCCAATAACCCAGTCACCTTGGTTAACCATTGGGGATGACATTTGAGCTGTAGAAGAGAGGAATGGAGCCCAAGGTAGATCGGCAGTTGGCATTAAAGTCTTATCTGCTGTATGATAACCAATACAGCGGACTCTTACTCTATTGAGGCTTTCTGGGTCATTGATGTCTTCAACAACACCCATGAACCAAACCATACTTTTAAAATTTGATTGACCTGTTTCCATATTATTGTCTTTGTTTAATTAAGTTACTATTAGTGTCTCTTCTAAAGTTAGAAATGTCAAGCTCATATCCATCCTTAAATAAATCAACAACTGTCTCATATGTTCCAGCGTCTAGAACAACATGCTTAACACTACCAACTAAAAATTTACCATTTAAAAACGGATCTCGTTGTTCTATATCAGATGGATTAGCCTGGGCAGCTTTGAGCTCAATTATGTCGCCCGGTTTGATTTTTGGATTACCAAGCACTCTACAAGATATAACAGTTTGATTCATTAACTGATATTGTGCCTGCGATGGACCTCGTTTTAAACTAATAAAATCTTCTTGTTGATCGTATGATTTACTGCTGCATCTTGGAAAGACATTCTGCTCTTCATCGGTTGTGCGTTGCTCATCTCCAACAAGATTGTCAATTTCATCCATATCAAATTTCAAATTTTCACCCATCAACAATATATCTTTAAAATTATCCTTGAGTTTGAATGTTTTCTTTTCAATCTTTCTTGATATAAAATCAAAGGTTAGTGTTTGGTTTTCAAGCACACCCTCTTCAACCTTTTGACTTTCATTGTCTGTTGTCTTAACTTCAAATTCAAGAATTCTAAAATAATCTTGGTCCTTTGATTCTTCACTTCTATTCTTATCAGCAGGAATAATATAATTAAATGTATTAGCATCCTGAACTATCTTTCTTAGAGACTTATACACAACACCTTGTCTTGTTTCATAGAAGAAAAAATTATTATCTCCAGCTTTGTTTGCAGGTGATACTGCCTGGCTGTTTATTCTTTCAATTACATCAAAGGGTTGTAAAGAAGAAGCTGATATGTTTAAAACACCAAATGTTTCTTCAATATTGTTTGCACTAACCTTACCAGGTTCAAGATCAAAAAATTTATCACAAATCTGTTGTATAATTTCTGATGCTTTACCATTAAATGATCTTTTAATCTTTGACTTTAGAGCCATAAACCCAATTTTAGATACAGCTCTAAATGTAAAAATTTCACCTTTGCCGCTGACAAGTTTTGTACTGCCACTAACTGACTCTATGTAAAACTCACCAGAAATAATATCATCTAAGGAATCTTCTGGTTGTTTGAATAAGTCAATTTTAATAATATCACCAGCTTGTAGACCAACTGTTTTTACAAAAGTTGCACCATCAAAGATCTGTCCTTCAACATACATAAATTTTGAGAACATGCCTTCAAATAAAGAAAACCTTTGAAGGTATGTTGTAAAATTAAATTGAGCCTTAGAATTATTTGTATTTTTAATTAATAACGCCTTATAGCCAAATTGGTCAACCTGCTTGTTATTAATGATAAATGGCTGGCCCACAACATCCTGTGCTGTCATACTTTATTAACCTTCTTCAGTACTCTTTCTAACTCAAACGATACATCAACTACTACTGATCTGTCAAGAAGTTTAATTTTTCTTTTTTGTTCGTTTTGAATAATTTCATAATTATAATTAGATATTGGCTGCCATCCTGTTCTTTCTCCAGCCGATATATTGTCATACGTTGTTTTTGTCATATAGTAAGAGTAGTTAGAATTGCGGTAATATGTACTCAATGCTATGTTCATTGCTGTAGCAATACTACCATACTTCTTTATGATATACTCATCAAAAATGCTATCATCCATTGGCCAATCATAGTATGGATCAACAATATCATTTACTAAGAAAATTAACCAAACATATTCTACTGATCCATAGTAATCATAGGCAAGAGATGTTGGTGTCTCTCCTGCTTTGATTGTATATGGGTAATAGGCATCATAAGATTCAATTAGGTTCTTACTAATTTTAGCTTTAAGAATTATGTTCCTTAAAGCATGTTCGTTATATTGAACAACAGGAAAATTTTTGAAATAGTTTACTGCCATTAGGTACCCCCACCATTTAGGTATCTTTCAGTTGGGTTATCCACACCAGATCTTAGTTTGTTACCAGGCTGCTCAGCATTTGGCACCGATTCGACACCTTCTGGTGATTGTGGACCACTTAAATTATCCATATTATTAAATTCAGCTTGATATGATGATCTTGTCAACTGCTCAATTTCACTTAATTCAATTTGTAGTTCAACAGCTTGCGGCGCACCAACTAATTTACTTTCTGCTGTATTCTTAAAGAATGATGGTACATTCTGGGGTGCATAGTTAACTTGAATTCTTTTAATTACACATCTTGCAAATCCATATAACGCATTTGTACCAAAGAACAATACATCTACTTCATCTGGCATACTGAGGAATGTGCTACTTGCAGTGCCACCAGGTAGGGCATGAAACTTCAGCTCACTTATAATCTTTGCGATCATTACCGAGTCTTCAGGTGTTTCTGGTGTAAGCCTAAATGTAAAATTATGTTGTCTAATCTCGACATTCTTAAAGATGGCAGTCTGGAATGGATTAGGAACATTGCCGGCATTGAGGTTTAATAAGCCACCAACTGCACCTGACACTTGGGCTACTGATCTTAAAACATACTCTGCTCCTCCTGCCACATCTATACTCCCCACGGCCCCACTTGCAGCGGCTGCATCTTGGGTATTTAAAAAGGTCTTTAAAGCTTCACCTGTTTTTGCACCAGCTTGAAACCCCACTGCAGCTAATCCTAAATCAGCAGTTTCGTAGTTGATGCCAATGCTATCAACTAGGTTTTCTGGCAACGGTAAAGCAATATGGGCTTGGGTGACATCTGTTGCAATTGTAGACTTTCCACCAGGTCCACCGTAAGTAAACTTCTTGAAAGCAAATAACATTCCCATTCCTAACTTCTCAGGAGCAGCTGGGAAATGTAAGAGGGCTTCGCTACCTCTGCCACGAGATCCTGAACCTCTTCCAGCTCTATCCGCTCCCAAAACAATGTTGGGGTTGTTAGATTTTGCAGGGCTACTAGCCATATAAATACCTATAAGGGTTTATTACTTGTAAATGTATTTATGGCATCATATAACCAAAACAATAGCCTTTCAGAGGCTTTGGCAATGCATCCATTATCTATGGATGCATTTAGTTTAATGCTATCAAATTACGATTCTGATATACAGCATTCATCATCAAAATCTTCAATGGATCCTGAATGTAAATTTTTAAAGCAATGGAAAGAGACAAATAAACCATATTTTTTAGGCAAAAGGCTTTCAGAAAACCATAAAAACAAAAAATCTTCTGCTATGAAAGCATATCATAATAGCAATAAAGGAATAAAAAGAAACAAAGGTATTTCTGAGAAATTTAAAAAATTGGGTATATGTCCACCTCCAAACAAGCACACAAAGGGCACTAAGTGGTGGAATGATGGTACCAAAAACGTAAGGGCGCTGCTAAAACCTGGAGATGATTTTACACCAGGTAGAATATCATGGTCTCAAAAAAACAATGCCTTATAAAGGTAGATTCAAGCCATCAAACCCGTCTAAGTATCGAGGTGATCCAACAAATATAATCTATAGATCAGGCCTTGAGCTAAAGTTAATGGCATATTTGGATAAACATCCTGATGTATTAGAGTGGTCAAGTGAAGAGTTCTTTGTGCCATATCTATCACCAATTGACGGTAGGTACCATAGATACTTTCCTGACTTTAGTGTGAAGAGACGAGATAAGAATGGCAATGTTGATAGGATTGTTATAGAAATTAAACCATCCTCTCAAACCAGGCCGCCAGAGAAGAAAAGTAGAATAACACCAAGATACATTCATGATGTTAAGAACTGGGGCATCAACAACGCCAAATGGAAGGCCTGCCAGGAGTTTTGCGACGAGAGGAAATGGAAGTTTCAGATACTAACTGAACGAGAGATTAATGGCTACAACTACTAACGTAACCGGGTTTCAAAAGCTTCTCATGGAAGCTGAAAAGGATGGTATAGAGTTAGATAACTCAGCAGAGTCGTTGGCCTGGCTTAAACAGAAGTATACAGAGATTTCCCCTAGAGATGTGCTACCAAGAGAGTTTATTAAAGGTTTAGACAGGTATAGAAGAGTGCCATTGATTGGTAGACTATACATGTTTTTATATAACCCTAAATATAGATACGAACTACCTTATTATGATAGGTTTCCATTAGTGTTTCCTATAAGGAGAGTTGCTGGTGGATTCTACGGATTGAACATCCATTATCTTGCTCCAAGATATAGAGCACTGTTGATGGATTCCTTATACAATACAATTAGTGATACTAAGTTTGATGAGACAACAAGACTGAAGATTAATTATGACATCCTAAATGCAGCATCTAAATATAGATGGTTTAGGCCTTGTGTGAAGCATTATTTGACACCACATTTATCATCGCA